CTAACATGACCCTCATGGAAATTCGGGAAACCTCATTTCCATGATTCATATTCATAGACACAAATTCGCCTTTCAGATTCTCATCTGAGGCGTATTTGGATTTCGTCTTATTGATCGGCATGAGATACTCGTTTGCAATAGCATCCGAGATTTTCTCATCAGGATCCCAAATCCAGAGGTCATCTCCTACACGATTGTAGAGAGAATCTCTGGGATTTGCTGCCACCTTATCTGGGTAATGCTTCGAAAGAAGAAACTCAGTTAAGAAGTGGTCGGTAAGGGAGGCTATGGCGAATGAGCCTTTAGTACCCATTCCCTGCCCCTTACCATATCTGATAGGGCCATCGACTGATTTGGAGAACCAATCACAGTCAACGACCAAACTTCTCCACTCTCTTGCGAAATCATCGTTGAAGAGTTCCGACACAACAATTTGTTGTAAATCGGCGGACAAGTGATCAGTCCAGGCAGTAAGATCGATAGATCTTATACCGTGCCTGATATGCTTCTTGAACTTTCCCCAACCACGTTGGTGATTGTGAAAAGAAGAAACATCTCCGAACATACTATTGAGACAAAGTATTACTTTGTTCTCAAAAGGTGTCAGTAAGAGTTGAGTCCATACGTCGACAATGGCGACTGTACGTGACTTATTACCAGTGTCTCGGATGCTAGTAAGTGTACGTAGATCACCCTTACGGGGATCCATATACTTATACACAGCTGGTTTAACGGTAACAATGTTATCCGTAGCCTTTTTATCCTTGACAGGCTTGGTCTTAAGTAAAGTTTTAACAATCTTAAGATTTTCTTTACCAAGCCTTCTGGCTAACTCTCGTTTAAGGAATTCTTCTCTTTTCAGATCAGAATTTACCTTTCTCCTGAGGCCCTTGGGACCGCGAATTTCTCGTTCCCTCGGACGATCCGAAGGTTTCAACTTAGAATACTCTGAAATTTCTTTCTCATATTCAAGTTGGTACCGTTCGCCAATTCTTTTAACATACTCGTAAAACGGTATGTTACCAGTAAGTGAACACAGCGCCTTAAAACTATCATGTTGGTTGGAAACTAACATGCAAGAAGCCTCGAAAGAAGCTGTCTTAAGTTTTAATTCACCATTAGGC